GTCGAAGAGACTTGCCAGTGGACTGCGCCGACTCCAATGCCCGTCGATGACAAACGCTACACATGGGATGAAGCAACTCTTGCGTGGATTGAAATGCCGTGACTGAACTAGAAGCTAGATTTATGTCCCATGAAGCCGTTTGTGCCGAACGGTGGAAGGAAACCATCTTGCGGATTAAGAGGATGGAACATATTATTTTAGCCGTTGCTGGTGCAATCATCATGTTACTGCTGTCGTTGGTGGTGAAGGTGCATTAGCAACAATGGACGTAACCAAAATTATAGCTGCTGTTGCTGCAAGTATTGCTGCTTTAGGCGGTAGCTACACACTAGCTGATAAATTTGGGTGGCTTGATAAAGCGATCATCGAATGGAAACCGGAACATTTTAATATTGTGGCAGATTCAAGCCAAACAATAAATGTGACAGTTGCCAGAATTAAGAAACGCGACGATTGCTCAGTCGAAGGATTTATTCCTAGCGTTCGTGATGCCGCTGGCATGGTGCATGAAGCCACTACCACAGCCGCCAAGTTTAGCGGCCCCGCTGGGCCAGATATTGACACTTTTACCTATCAACTTAAAATGTCAAAAAAAGAAAAAATTGCTGAAGGCAACGCAACTTTACTAGCAACAATTAAATACAAATGTCCAGAAGGCGACAGAGTAGTGCAGTACCCACGCCACGCAAACTTGTCATTCATGCTAAAAAAATAAAAGGCACGAAAAATAATGTTTCCTATAGGTGCGTTGCTCGACATCGGCTCAAAGATGATCGACAAGTTCTTCCCTGATCCTGCGGCGGCTGAGTCTGCTAAGTTAAAGCTATTGGAGATGCAACAGAACGGGGAACTTGCTCAACTCAATGCTGACGTAGCAGAACAACATGAACTGACTGACCGTCTCAAAGCGGATATGGCCTCGGACTCTTGGCTGTCTAAGAACATTCGCCCTATGACGCTTATAGCAATTCTCTCTGGGTACTTTGTATTTGCAATGATGAGTGCTTTTGGCATTGACACAAACGAGCGTTACGTTGAGTTGCTAGGCCAATGGGGGATGCTAATTATGTCCTTTTACTTCGGCGGCAGGACGCTGGAGAAGGTGCTGGCTATGGCAAAGAAACCCGATGCAGCTAAGTAAACATTTCTCGCTAGAGGAACTGACCCATACCGATCACAGGACTCTGGACAACACGCCAACAGATGCGGAGTTGGCTAATCTGGTGCGTTTGGCTGAGTTCCTTGAAGTCATAAAGGCTATTCTGGATGGTAGGCCGATTATGATTAACTCTGCATTTCGCTCCAAAGCGGTCAATGACGCGGTAGGTTCTAAGGACACAAGCCAACACCGGACAGGTTGTGCTGCTGATATACGGGTTCCTGGCATAACACCGGATGAAGTGGTTAAAGCAATCATTGCGAGTGATTTAGATTACGACCAAGTAATACGCGAGCATGACCGCTGGACGCATATTTCAATACCACTTGAGGGTGCTAAACCCCGTAAAACTGCGCTTATTATCGACAAAACTGGTACAAGACCTTACGCTTAGCGGCCTTCTACAAAGTAATTTTTTGTAGGCGTTTGCCATTCTTTATTAGGTGCTGGTGTTATCCACGATTCATCGTGCCAGACCAATCTGTTGTTGGGGTAGGCAATCCATTGGCCTGATTCCAACGCGATGATGTGGTGGTTCTTGTGTTGGTCAGGTATTTCGCTATAGCCTGTCTTCATCCAATCAACCGTGAACAAATAATTTCCCTTGCGGATAACCTTGTCCCGGCCTAGAGCTGTGACGGCATGGTTCTTAAGAAACGGCAAAGCAACCACGGAAAACTCATAGCCGTAAGAATCCCACCAACACGTCTGCTCTATCGGCAACGGCTCACAGGGTTTGCTGCAAATCATGTGTATGGGTACTCTTGCCCACTGCGCCCCTGACTCAAGCATTACTTGGAACATAGGGACACGCGCAGGTTCAGCACGAAACGCAAAGACTAAGGCTGGCGTAAATTGACCAAACTCTTTTTGTTCGTCGAACAGAAACTCATTGCGAACGTAACAAGGTGTGTAGGGTGTTTCTCCTAACAGCATCATTTCTTCCTCTCCAATTTAATCATGTCAGTCTTCGCAGGTTGATGCGCTATCGTCCACACCGCACAAATCCCCGCAGCAATTATCAGGGCTAGAGCAGCCCACGCGAACCCGCAGAGAAAACCGTGTCTCCACGATGCTTCACGGTGCGCCTCAATCATTGCGTCTGTTTCATCTTTAGTCATTTAATTATCTCCGCAGATTTAAGTTTGTTAGTTTCGCCGTCAAAGGTGTAGCGTACGTTTGGTATGCAGCTTTTGCTAACAGAGGGATAGAAAAGCGAGTCATATATTACGTAAGAATGAACTTCAAAGTCTGGTTTTGGTTGCGGCTTGACGCGGTAATCTGAACCATTTGCCCACAATGGATTAGGAGTATCTATCCATTTGTCACAATGAAGAACCTGTATCTCTGCCCCGTCTGCCCATGCGTGGATCATATCTGCGTGTTTATGTCTAACCATTATTTTTCTCCTCCATACCGAAATGTCGTAGGATATTTTTATAGTCATTTGCTTCCAAGCAAATTTCAGCGCACTCCCCCACAATTAACTTGGCAAATCTTTGATAACAGAATTCTTGATTGGCATCTAAAGATGTCAAAAACAATTCTTTAATTATCTTGTTATCCACCGTTCTTCTCCTTGAGCAGGTTCTCTACGTCTTTCATCATGCGTTCTTGGTAACCGACATTTTTTGCAAATATGTGATTGATTTCTGTCCCCGTCAGACCGACCCACTCACGTTGTATAAGGTTCTGAACATCGCCACACATTACCTTGACGGAGTTGTAACCTTCGGTATCATTTTTATCTGCAAGTTCATACGCCTCTTGCATGATTCGTATTCTTATCGGTTCAAACTCTTCGTTTGTCATGTGTTCTTTTCCTTCAGTCTTTCCTCTTGCCAGCGCATCACTTCTCTAAAGCAGCCGTGATAGCTGTAGTACCTTGCCCAATTATCAAGAAAGTATTTGTTTATCTCCTCTTCCGTCAGACCGACCCACTCTTTCTTCTCTAGCTTTACCCGCAGGTCTGTGATCGTCAACCGCAACCGTCCAATCTCTTGCAGGGCGCACTCATAGTGCTTCGGCCCAGCTTGGATGCACCCTGCGTAGTGTGTGGTTCCGTCACTCATTTCCCTTCCTCCTTTACTACCTGATGCTTTTTCCACTCGTTGACTTGCTCCTCCGTCATTTCGTCGGGGCAATACTCCATCATTAATCTATCAATTTGAGCTTGTTTGGAGGCGATTTGCTCTGCGTTCTTGTCCAACTGCTCTTGTTGCCGGTCAAACTGCGCGGAACAAGCGGCGAGTTCCTTTACCGCACACTCATAATGCTTTGCTCCTGACCGCCAGCAGTTTTCATAGTGTGTGGTTCCGTCACTCATTTCACCACCTCTTTCTTGTAATCTTCCATCGTTTTCTTAACGTCCGTGTGGGCGGCATCAGTAGGGACGTAGTTGGTACTCAGCAAATGCTTACCCCTAGATTTGAGGTAGGCAACCGCCTCCGCACGTTTCCGTATGTTGTACTCACTCACCTTGCACCTCCTTGTAGTCGATGGTCTTACCCTTACCGCCCCTCGGTAACGCCCTAGTCCCTTCTACCCGTTTCATCTTGCCCTCCTTGACCAATGCTTCAAGACGATTACGGGCGGTGGACTCGGATACCTTGTGCAGAACCGCGTACTCTTTGATGCTCAAAACGGTATGCTTTCGTCTTTTTGATCTTGGGGTTTTGCATCTTTTTTGGTGAACGCTAGGGACTGCCAGCGCCCCTTATCGCCCTCCCGCGTCCAGGCCGACACCCAGTATTCAACCCCGTTGATAAGGCAAGAACCCGTCATCTGCGGCGCTTTTTCATTAGTTTGCTTTGGGTTTTTAAACAAAGAACCGGACAATTCACGCTGTTCGTAGGCCATTATTTAATTCCTTTAAGTTTGGTAAGCATTTCATCAACTTGTGCCAAAAACAAATTGACGGCGGTTGTAAGTTCTTTAATTTTTGCCTCGTCGCGTTTGAATTCAACTACAAACAATTGCAAGTGTTCTGGCAGGTCTGGTCTAAAGCTAACAAAATCGCAGAATTGCCGTTCTGTGCAGGCCATTTGCCAAAGCATTTGGTTTTTGTACTTTGTAGGCACTACACCGGCGCAGATATAGGACAAGTGCGTAGCAACTTTTGGGCATTTAATCTCTACTAACCCATCACTACCCACCAGCCCGTCAGGAGAGGCTCCAGCGCGGTCAATGGTCGGGTGTAGGACTAAGCCCACCTCATCGACCATAATGCCTCTAGAAACCTCGTAGGCGCTTCTGGCAAATGGTTCATTTTCTGTCCCAAACTCCATTGCGGCGTTGGTAAAGTCGCTGCCTTGCGGTTTGCCGGTCAACAACTCTGCAACGATTTGGGCTTGATAATCCCGATATGCAGCCGTTTCCGGCTTGGCAAGCACGTTTGAAATCATGCTGGCGGTTATTTTTCCGGCTCGTGCGGCAAGCCATTCAGGACTACCCTGCTCTGCGGTAATAACTTTCATTCGTTTGCCTCCATTTCCGCAACAAATGCGTCTTTTGGCTGGAGCTGTTCTTTGCGCTTGTTCTTTGCTGCGTTAATGATGGTCATTGCTGATTTATCTTCTGCGGCCTGCGCTGCTTTGTAAAAGTCTGTGAACACCGCTTGCAGGTCTTTAAGCGTTGGCGATGCGTTGATGACCAGCAGGGCTTTTTCCAAATCAGCCATTGCCGGTTTAGGCTTTGCAACAGTAGCTGCGTTGCCATCGTCATCCGCATCGCCAACCACTACCAAGCAGGATTGCAAAGTCGTGCGTTTGGCGTAAGTGGCGGCAGAAACCATACCCTGCGCGTCACCTTTGCTGACGGGTATTTCAAGGCCAGCAAATTCAATCCATTCGCCGCTGCTGTGCAAAAGAATAACGGCGCAAGAAACACCGCGTTCTGTTGCGGTAAGAGGCTGGATTACGCTGATGCCAAACTTAGCCAGGATGGGTACGGTTGCATTGCGGACTGCGGCAAGGCTTGCGTACTGCGATTTGAAATGCGGGTTTGTAGAGTCAAAGGAAGGGTTTTTCATTTCCCCCTGCGCTTTTGCCAGAGCTGTTGCCAGCTCCTTAATGCTTTCTGATTTATTCATCAATCCCCCAAGATAAGAATTAACCAACATACCGCCGCGCCGATAGCGCAGCAGTTCCCCACAATTTCACTCATCATTAAGTTGCCTGTTTAAAGCAATGCAATAGGCTTTGTCATCCACGATTGCCATCAGCACGCGCTTGAGCTGACTACCAGCGCGGGTCAGGGCTTTAAGGGCAATAGGATCGCCTTGGCAGGCTTTGTCAATACAAGCGCACAAGTCGGCAAGCGGCGCAACCAGCTCGGTGTCATTGAGCTGCGATCCGAGCAACTCGGTGTCGCAAATGATTTCTATAGCGGCTTCGTATACCGCGTCATCTGAAACGTCCATCCAGTCCTCGTCCCCATGCGCTTCGTTTCTGCTCATATTTATCTCCTGTTACCGCACCGGCGGTGCGTCTGAAACCACAATATTCCTTGTCAAATAGGTTGTCAAGAGATATTTAACAAATATATTTAAAACTGGGCGAAAAGATTCCGCCCAACTATTTATGATTAAATATTGTTGCACAAATAAATTGTCATGGTATATTGCCAGAATGAAAACACAAACAGCGGTAGATTTCTTCGGCGGTCGGCGTCAGTTGGCGCAGGCTCTTAATATCTCGGTGCAGGCCGTGGCGTATTGGGTTAAGAAGGGCGCTGTCCCTAGAGGCCAGGCGTACCGGCTCCAAGTGATGACAGAGCAAAAACTATTAGTGGACGCAACGCAATATAAAAGCTGAGCAGTATTTCGCTTTACACAAGGCGAAAAGTAATTTATGATTTTTTTACGCCGTGAGAAGCGTATAGAGGACAGATAAAACAGTCTCCTTCGGGCTGGGTCTATCTGACCGTTTCCAACCCGTCAAGGGTGCTGACCTCCGGAATTCTCACCGGATAGGCCTAGCACCGAAGGAGATTGTGTTGTTTTATTATCAGTTCAACATTGGCGATTATCTAAAGCACACGGCACATCTTTCGCCATTAGAAGATATTGCCTATCGTCGGCTTTTAGATATTTATTACGATACCGAAACGCCAATACCCACCGATATCCCACGGGTTTCCCGTCGGTTAAGAATTGATCCGGATACCATCAAATTAGTGCTGGATGAGTTCTTTGAATACACCGATTCTGGCTATCGTAACA